GAAATTATATTATACTAACAAAAGAAAATGAATATAAAAATAATTATCAAAAATTAAATTATATTTGCCCAAGAGGGCATAAAGGTTCTATAAAATTTAATAATTTTGTATATGATCATGGTTGTTGTGAATGTTGGAAAACTATTCATTCAAATAAAATGAAAGGAAAAAACTCAGAATTAATAATACAAGATATTATTCAGATTAAATTATTACTAATGATAAAAAAATTGACACAACAAGAAATAGCTGATATATTTGGAGTTAGTCGTAGATCAATTAGTGATATAAAAAATAATAAAACTTGGTCATATGCTAAAATAGGAGAAATATCATGAGTTTAACTATTGATTCTGAATCAAAGCGATTTTCAATTCAATCAATTGACTTCGATAATTTTCGTGAAAAACTCCGAACTGAAAATGATATTTATATTTTTCCAAATCCGAATATTTATACATTAGAAAAAAATTTATTTTATTTATTGAAATATTCAACGGAAAAAGAACTAGACACCAAATATTTTATGAAACCAGAATATTTAAGTCAAGATGAATATGGGAATCCATCATTGTGGCTTTTATTGATGTATGTAAATAGTGTCTTTAGTAAAGAAGATTTTACTATAAGTACGGTAGTTATTCCATCATTCCAGTCTATCGTTACCATTTGTAAAGATAATTTTATTAAAGTTCCTCCCTCAGATTTGAGATCGGTTTCATTATAAGGAATATAATAAAATGATAAAAAAAGAATTTAGTTTACTAAAAGATTTACCCAATATTTTAAGCCTTTCCAAGTCTGTGGTTGATAGTTACAAAATAGAAGGTGGTCCAAGAAAAACATTTGTTATTTTAAAATTAATTGAAAATAGAATAGATCATTTTACAAAACCAATAATTTTTAACTTAATCTCGGATATTAAGAAACGAGAAAAAATTGAGATCGTCAATATACCAAAATATTTATTACCGATAACTTATAATACAATCACAGATGGAATGATTATAAATTTATTAGCTATGGGATCTGATGACTTATCTCGGTATGATCCAAAAAATATATATGCCGCATTAGTTTATGCGATTTGTTTTGCCAGATTAGTATCTGGAAAATATAAAATTGATCAAAAATATTTTATCCCAATATCAAATTTTTTAATTAGTATTTTTATAAGACTATTTGGTAAAGACTATGGTTTATTGGGGATTTATTCTACCGAAATTCCAAAATTAAAATTTTTAACAAATTGTTATATTTTAAAATCTTTTTTTGATGTTGATGCACAAACAATGTATAAACTTTCAAGTGTGGCAGCATCATTTAATTATAAAAATCTTGATATGGAAACCTTAGATAAATTTGATTTTTATCAAATTAAAGATTTTATTAATTCGTTAAATCAATTTAAAGTAATGCCAGGAATTAATCCATATATTTTTTCATCTAAAATATTAAAACTTTTTGGATATGGATTTCTTCCAGCGCTAGAAGATCTTTCTAGATTTATATCAATTATTACAACGAGTTCGTTATCTGGTTCGAATATAGTTCCGACTTTTATTTCGAAATATAATGAATCTGAGTATACAAAAATACTTGAAATATCAAAAGGAATTTTTAAAAAATAATTTGAGATAAAAATGAAAAATTTTGAATATAATAAAGTTTACAGAGCAAGAGTAGTTGATAATAATGATCCTGAGAAATTTGGTAGAGTATTGGTTTGGATTCCAGATATAATGCCAGAAATAGCGGAAACTCAAGGAATATGGGCATTGCCAGCGAATAATCCGATTGGTGGAAGAAATTCCGAATCAACTGATGATTGTTTTTATGCTGGAACTAGTTATATTCCAACTAAAAATTCGTGGGTATTTATATTCTTTGAAAAAGGCAATATTAATAAACCATATTATTTTGGCGCACTAGATATACAAAATGCCAAAGTTTTGCCAGAAAATCGATTAGGGTCTAAACCATATCATAAATGGGTAATTTTTAAATCACATGATGGTAGATGTATTGTTGTTAGTGATGATCCAGATGATGCCAGAATTGAAATTACTGGAAAAAAACGACAAATCGCTGAACCACCGAGTGGTGACACAAATTCGGTATATACAATAGATGATAATCAAACTACAATTTTCTTTGATGAACGAGATGAAAAACAAAAAGTTTTAATAAGAACATACAAAGGTGATTTTTTTCATATTGATATCGATCAACAAAAATTACAGGCATATTTTAAGGAAGGTATTGAAATAAAATCAGATGGCGATATCAAAATAACTGGAAAAAATATTCATCTAAAATCGGACAGCAATTTGAACTGTGAGTCCGGTAATGTTTTAAATCTGAAAGCGGGAGATGCCTTAAATTGTGAAAGCGGTGATGATTTGAGTTTAAAGGCTGGTGCAAATATTAAAGCAGAGTCTATTATGAATTGTAATATTATGTCTGGTCTTAATATTGCCGAACAAGCAACAGGAAGTTTAAGTATGTTATCAGCCGCTACGGTTTCAATGGATGCACCAATTGTTAGTAGTAATGGTGGTTTGTCTCTTCCAGCTATTAATGCAGTCACTGCGGAATCAGCTAGTGTGGCAAATCCTGTAGGAAATAGAGATACGTAAAAAAGGAAGGTGAATAAAATGTCTCAATTATCTTTAATACGAAATACAATCTGTACAAAACTTATAACCGAATTTGATGTAATATTAAAATTACTAGCTATTGTTAAAAATGCGATATACGGATTTATAAGTCTAGTTAAAACAACATTGCAAACAATGCAATATTCAGCTAAAGAAGCTTTAGATAATGCCGTAAATGTTGTCAATAACGCGGTTGATGATATTGTTCCTAAAATTGATGAATCATTTATTCATGATATAATGTACATTATACAGCATTGTCCATTTTTATGTGAACATCTTAATTTTAAGAATCCTCTTGATTTATTAAGAAGTATTCAAGGTGAAATTAAGAATGTTTCAGCAAATATTATCAATTCATTAACAAGCGCGGTGCTAGAATTTAACGCAGCACAATTAATTGATAGTATTATTAATAAATATGGACCTAACGGCTTTAATTTAACGGGTAAAATTCCAAATGCTATTAAAATTATCGATTGTGTTGATGCTCTTTGTAGTACGGCTACTTGTGGTGTTTCACATTGTTCTAGTGCCATTTCTGATAGAGTCACGACTTTTACTAATTATTTGAAAGATTTATATATTTTATCAGATGGAAATTTTGATAGACATCAAATGTATACCGATATTATGTTAAGTCCAGGACATGTTGCAAGTATAGAATCAGCATTGGGTGTTATTGGTGGAATTCGTAATGATATTGAAAAATCTCTTTTGGATGGTGTAAAATTTGTTAAAAATTTAAGTCTTAAAGCACCACCATGTGCATAGGTGATTAATTATGAAAATACCTTTTCGATATTCATTATTAAAAATTCGTAGAACAAAGATACGATATATAGTAATCCATCAAACAACTTGTCAATATTCTGATCCGTCATCAAAAATTGATACTTCGAAATTTCAAATTCCAGGTCTTGTTGGAAATATGTTTGAAAAAAAACAAGCTGACATCAATTATCATTTTGTGATTGATAAATTAAAAGATGATTACCAAGTCATAATGTGTCGTCCTTTTGTAACCTTATGTGACTATGACGATATTGATCCTGATATTAATAATGCCGCCATTCATGTTGCTGTAATGGGAAATTATGATTATAAAGTTCCCGATTTAAGATTATATGAAGTTATTGCATATCGTCTATTAAATCCTCTCATGAAGTTTTTACCTATTACACATCACAGAATATTTTTTCATCATGAGATTTCTAAAGATGAACTTGAAACATGTCCTGGGGCATTCATGGATAAACAAAAATTGGTTTCAATGCTTAAGAAATTTGTCATTAAGTAGTGCCTCCCTCCTAATTCTTTTAAATAAATCTTTTCTATATATATTAATAATTGAGATATAAAAAATCTCAATTTTTTTTATTAGGAGAATATTTTATAAAAACGAAAGAGGAATAAGAATTGATAAAATTTGAACAGGTCGTCCCTAAGAAAAAATATTTAATTTATAAAGATGGTGAAATTATTACTGAATTAGAATTGGTTAGTCCATCATCCATTTCGAATAAATTTGAATTGATTACTGGTTTTGTTGAAGGAATGATCACAGCATTAGGAGATGAGTGTGAAACTTGGTTTGCCGATTTTATAAGAAGTCAGTATATTCATACTTGTAATTATTGTTTGAAAGATCCAGAATCCAAATGTAATACAAACCTAGTAGAAAAGAATATTGCCGATTTAAAGTTGGTCTGTCAAAATTTGGAAATATACGAAAATAAAAGATCAGATATTGTATTAGAAAATATTCCAGTAATCATAGATTATGTTGATCGATATATTAAATCGCTTAATTTAAATTTATCAATATTTGTTAATGAAGACAAAGTTAAAAAAACAAGTATTCTTTTTACTGAAGCTGAGATATATGAGATTATTAAACTATCGTCATATCTGAAAGTATATTCTATTATATCTCATTCAAATCTAAGATTAGATATGAGAATTCATAAAAAAGTTTTTAATATATTTTTACAAAGTATTAATAATTCAAAAGAAATAATTGATAAAATATTTGAGATTGTAAAAATAAAAACATACAGATATAAACAAACGGATCAGTTTATGTGGGAATATATAAAAATGATCCAATGTAAAGAGATTGATCTTTATATTATTGAAATTTTTAATTTCTTAATGAACAACATTATGGTATTGTGTCAATATGACAAAAATCCAATCACTTTTTTTGTGACAGTTGTTGACACGACAATTGTTTGGATATTAAGAAGCGTATACAAATCTACTATCGTTTACAATGATGAGGCAAATGTTGATATTCAAACGATTAAAATTAATAATTTAAGATCATATGCCTCGAATGATACAATCGGTAGAATAAAGTCAATCGCAGTGAATTATACACATCAAGTGTTGGAAAATTCAACAACATCTCAAATTATGAATTTTGATCAAAAATTAATAAAATTTCAAGAAAGAATGAATAAAATAAAACAGGACTCACCATTAATTGAATATTTGGTATTTCCAATATTGTCAAAATTGACAAATATTCCATATATTCATTTTAAGTCATTACATGCTGAAACATCCGCAATGTTATCAATATATATAAAATATTTATTATCAAAGGCGTTTAATAATTTTGATATATTATTTCAATTACTAGACTGTTATCCAGATCCAGCGTACACTGTTCCAGTAAAAACAACTTATAAAATCAAGGATGATCTTGTTTCTGTATTTGTTAATGAATACAATCGTCTTAAAAATTATCAGGGTTTCGATCAGTGCCATAATCAACGATGTTTGTATGAACAGATTATTGGCAGGACATTCGGAACAAAGTTTTTAAATATATTAACTGGTGATCCTGTATATTACGATCGTAAAAAATTTGAAAAAGATGTAATTATGTTCTATACTTATTTCTTTGCGGAAAAAATTGATAATTATTTTGCAAAGATGTTAGGAGAATTAAAGAAATCTTTTTGAAATAATTTTAGAGAACAAAATATAAGGAGAAAAATGAAAGTCTGGATTAATGATGTTCATGATGATTATGAATTGCGAAAATGTACTGAAGATAATGAAGAAAATTCAATAGAAATGCCAGATGAAGAATTTCAAGATTATTTAAAAATAATGATAAAATATAAACAATGGCAAAATAAATTAAGTAAATTAGCAGAAGAAACAATATATAAACATTAAAAAGGCAATATAATGTCATATCCAAAACACCCTGATCAGATAATTATAAAAAATAAATTTT